TATCCCAAACTCTTCTGGAAACTTTACCAACCATCTGTTTGATTGTTTTGGTTCAAACTCGGTAAACATCCCATTTGGACCTAATGTTGTTTTTCTTTCACTCATCTTTGTTTCTATATTTTATTATTACCCCATAAACCTTATAAATTAGTAATGGTACAACTTCCCCCAGCGCAGGCTAACTCACCAGATAGATCAGTATTATCTTGTAATTCTACAATTTTACTTAAATCAACACTACTTAGTGATTTCATCATTGATTCATATTTTTCTACATCACAATCTTCAAATGGTGCTTGTTGGTATGTTCCTCCATTATATGGTAAAACAGATAAACCATTATAGTGTTCTCTATTATCCCACATCCAGTTACCAGCAAGTTCCCAATCTTCTTCTTTTAATGAAACTGTCGCAGATACGTTATGTGTATTTTGTCCACCTCTATGTCCAAATTTAATCCATTCCTTAGAAACTCTTTTAACTCTATCTAATAACTCAAAAGGTGATTCATATCTTAAAATAGAACCTTCTGGTGATTTTTGTGGGATAGAGATAACTGCAGTATCATGTGGGCGGAATACTTCGTCCTCAACTAATTCTGGGTGATTTATAGAAAGGTATGTATAAATTGCTTCATTCTTACCAACTCTAATTCTTCTAATATAGTAGTCATTATGCCAAGCATGAATTCCAGAAGATGTCCCTAAAACCAATGATGATGTACCCGATGGTTTTACTGTAGTAGTTCTAGCCGCTTTATTAATACCAATTAAATTAGCAACTCTTTCATTCTCTTCTTTTACTGCTTTAGCTGCAGATTTCATATCATAACCTAATACTACACCAGATCCAATACCTGTCATTCCAACACCAATCAATGCATCTTTTTGTGTCGTTCTTTTCCACACATCTCTTAGATAATGGAAGTCAGTGTAACCTGCCTGTAATGTTCCAATAAACGCAGCACCTTTAACTCTTTTTTCAAAATCTTCTTGTGACTCAATATCTGAAGCATTTACTTCACATAAGTTACAGAACTGATAAGGTCTCAAACCTATCTCACAACAAGGGTTAGTACCCCAATCTTTGTCATTTGAGAAATAAATTCCTGGTTCACCAGCACCACTCAATTCAATTCTTTTCCACAAATCTAAGAAAAATTCTTTAGTTACTTTGTGTCTTAATAATACTGCTGAATTATTAGCTCTACCTCTTTGTGGGTTAAGTTCCCACCAAGATCCTGATTTACAAGATATCATTTCATTGTCATCTGCACTAAATAAACTAATTAATGCTGCCCTACGAATACCACCTGCGAGAACTGCATCTGCAATATGACAAACCATATCGTGTACCTCAATAGGTGATAACTTATCACCATCTGATTTAGCGTCTAACACTTTCTTAATATTGTGTATACAATCTTTTAGTGGTTGAGGTCCTGGTGCCTTACCACCTGATGTCACTAACAATGCACCTTTTTGTCTAATATCTGAAAAATCAAATATTGGTGTTGATGTTTTAACACCGAAATAAGATTCTACTAATACTTTAATTGCGTCTGCCCATCCTTCGATTGAATCTCCTATCAAATATCTTCTACTTCTCTTAGGATTTGGTTTTCTAATTTCGGGTAATGTGTCAACATGATGTTTTTGTACAGAAAAACCTACACCCGTACCCCCTAACAATAAAAACATTGTTTCAGAAAATGCGTCAACGTGATCAATAGGTAAGTATGCACAATTATATACTCTATTTGGTGAAATTTCAATTGGTTTCCCACCGAATTGTAAACTTCTCATAGATGGTAGTATTTTCTTTTCATATACCATCTTATAAACTTCTTCTATCTCATCCTTAATTTTAGGATATTTCTTTTGATGCATTTCTTTATTTCTACTTACTAATTCTTCCCAAGTCTCTCTTCTATTTTTGTTTGGGAGATATTTAGCGTACTTCATATACACCGTAATGTCTGATAAAATTTTGTTTGATAACTCCATATTTTTTAATTTTTTATTTTTTTTTTAGAGAAAAGAATCCCTTAATGATTTAACTTATAAACCATAAAATTCTTTTTCCTAAAATGGTTGATTATTATTTTTCGAACTTCTCTTCTTCTCTAACGTTTTACTAATGAAATCTGAATCCTTTTTCTTCTGTCCTTTTTCGTGTTGTAAAAGTGATACATCTGTACTTTCACTAGTATCAATAACTAACGTACCATTGTCAAAAACAATGTCATCGAATACTACTCCGTCCCTACCAAAACGTGATTTAAGAATGGCTAATGTTGCTCTCCCTTCTTCTTTCTGATCTAAAGTTTTAGCAACTGACAATATAAAGTGTCCTATTTGTCCTTTTTTAATTGAACCTCCCATCATATTAGCTTCTACCAAATCTGCACCAATAGCACTTCTGTTACCTTGTACCGCAGTCCAACCAGCAACATCTAATTCTGCTAACATAGTTTCGAATTGTCTCATAACATTTCCTTCTCCACTATATTCATCTTTAAATTGTTTTGTTGGTTGAATACAATCAATGTAGTCAACAAATACGACATCAGGTTTAATACCAGATGAAATTAGTTTACGTAGATATTGTTTAATGTGTGGAATTGTAGTACCATCACTAGACATTTTTTTAAGTATCAAATTACCTTCTAATTCTTGAAATCTAGGGATAATTTCTTTTACTTCTTCTCTTCTATCACCTAATTCACTTAAATTAATCTCAGTAAAACATGTTAAGTGTTTTCTTTGAATTACTTTAACGTTGTCTTCAAAGAAAATCTGTACCACATTTTTCCCTTCTAAATACGCAGTGTTCGCCATTCTAGTTATCAATGTAGTTTTACCCACACCAAATGCTGCTAAAATAACTCCTAATTCACCTTTTGATAATCCACCACCCATAAGATTATCAATCCCAACTAAACCAGTTGCAATAGGATCTCTAAAATCGTCAGCTAAAACTTCTTCAATTGCATGAAAAATATCCACACCCTCATCTTTTTCAGTACCAACAGATATTGCCTGTTTAACTAATTCTTCACACTCATCATATCTATCAAAATCTCCAATATCTAGAATTTTTTGGATTTTCTGAGTAGCCTTCTTAAGTTCTTGTTGTTTGCAGAACTTAATGGCAACATCTTGTGTATGTAAACAGTCTTTATTGTCAGATTCTCTAACTTCCTTAATAAGTTCAGTTGCGGATTCTCTAGCTATTTCTCTCCTAACTTCACTTTTAATTATGTTAAAAATGGTTTCGTAAGACGGAATTGTCTCATATTTTTCATAGTAATCTTTCAAACTAGCAACAATTAGTCTCATATATTCGTTGTCGAAATAATTCGGATCAACAATTGATACGATACTTTCTGAAAACTTATGATCTTCTACTAATTGTTTAACTAATTTAACCTGAAAACTATATCCTAAATAACCTAAATTTAAACTCTCATTTTTCGCCATTCTTTTTCTGATTTTAGTTATTAATAAATATACCGTCTAGCTGGTAACCGCACAAATTTTTTGTATAATTTTTACGACTTAACCCCTGTTGCAAATAATCAATGATTTTTGGTATAATTTTTCTTATATCAACATCATATCTTACATTAGGTGGATAATCATTACCACTAAAAATTCTTTCACAAACCACTCTTCCTCTGACTTTGATTTGTAAAGTGAAAAAGTCTTCGTTTTCATAAATGTCAACTGGTTCTGTCTGTTCCTCTGTACTAGTTACAAAGTAGTTGTAATACCTGTCCATATAATTATATGTTTTATTTTTAAAATGTTTTTGAATTAGTCCAACCGCATCGTCTATAGTTTCTTTTAATTCATATGATTTTAATGATTCTCTATTAAAATTGTTTATTGGAAAGTTTCTTCCAACAATAGGGTTTCCGTTTATTAAAAACAGAAATTCATAAGGGTGTGTTTTATACTTCTTCATAACTTATACATTTTCTTTTTTGTAATATATTTTCTCTTTCTTTATTATTGATAGGAATGGTTGTAAAAATTTTATATAACCATCTCTTCCACCTGGTATTGCCCACATTAAACCATCTTCAATCATCATATTAATTACATTTTTATTCTCTCTACCTTCAGGATCGATAGAGGTATTGAATAAGTAATCTAAATCTGACTTACTTTCTTCTGTTAATAATGGGTTCTCTAAATCTATAATCTTATCGTTAACCTCATAAATCATTTCTTTTTGAGAACCTTTAGTAACTTTATTTAATATATTATCGAGTGTTTTCAATCTAGTTTTTCTTTCTTTTTGTATATCTTCAATTTTACTGAAAATATATTCCAAAGTCAAAGTTTTTTCCATTATTTCGGGAAAAAATTTAACTAAAGTTTTTTCACTAACACCTAATATACCTTTTATATTATCACTAACATCTCCAGTAATGGTTTTAATTAATTTGAGGTTTGATGGGTGGTGGTCGAAATCTACTAAATAGTTTTCTATTGTTACTATCTTTTTTAAGTTAATAACATACGCACTAACCCTTTCATTTATTAATTGACATAGATCTCTGTCATTACTCATAATAACCACATTCTCATCCTCTGACATATTTTTTACGTAGTATGCGATAGAATCATCCGCTTCAACAATTTCGTGTCTGTATTGTCTTATAAACAATTCTTCACAATAAGAAATAACTCTTTCTTTTTGTAAGTATAAATCAATTTCTGATGGTGGGGTTTCGTTGTAGAAATCTTTATCTCTATTAGACTTATAGTCTTTGTAAATATCGTACCTAAGTCTACCACTAAAAGTACCGTCCCAAAATACATAAACTCTGTCAAACTTATTTTCGTTTAACATTTTTCTAACCATTGTTAGGAATTGAAAAATACCACCTATATGGGTTTCTTTATGATAAAGATTTTTCGCCCCATGATAGGCGGTTTTTAACAACGAGTCTCCGTCTACTAATAAAGTTTTTTGTGTTCGTTTTTTCTTATTTGGTACTCTCACTCATATATATTAAAAGTTAAACAATTAATTATCTGAGTAATCTACTGGTGTTTCTATCGCGTCACCTTCCTCAACTTCAAAGGATAAGACATCATCTCCAACAGATTCAAATACTTCTGACCAGTATTCTTTATTATCTGTTTTGTAATTGTCTATTGCCTTTTTGTCGTCTTCGATGAAACCATGTGTGGTTGCAAGAATCTTACAATCTGCGTAACCTAAACCATTCATATGGTTTTTATGTATACCTACTTTAGTTCTTATAGCGAAATTAACTTTCCTACCTTTATTAGTAGCATTTAACTTCGATATACCCGCACTTTTTTGATTTCCGAATAAGAATACTAAAGCACATGATAGGTAAATAGATTGACCACCTTTAGGTTGTATTCTAGGTTGCCCAAATGGGTTATCAGGTAAATCTACCCAAGGTTGGTTTACAAATACCATAGAGTTGGTGTAATCAGACGTTACCTTACGAGAAGATGTTATCCTTTGTGCCATACCCATACCCCATTTTTCTGATATAATTCTTGCAGTATGTTGGTTCCCACCTTTCCCATCAAAACTCATTTGACAAGGAATAGTACCAATAGAGTCCCAACAAAATACAATATCATGTGGTATCTCACCATTTTTCTGTGCATTTAGAACTTCAGTTACATATTCAAAAGCTTGTTCAATATAATCAAAACCTAACCTATATAATAGAAATCCATCCCAATAACCGATAACTTCACCTGTTTCTTCATCAATTTCTTCAACATAGTCAGTTTGTAAACCCATTTGTTTTGCGTGTTCAAAACTAAACTTTTGTTCTGTTATAATAAAAACAGGTAAAATACCTTTTTTCTGTGCGTCTACTGCAGTTTTAATTAGTGCAGTAGTTTTTCCAGTGTCTGAGTGTCCTAAAAGCATATTAATCTGACCCATAGCAGGACCTGGAATTCCTGTCGCCTTCTGAAAGGCTTCCCCTAGGTCAAAGTACTTTTGTTCTTTGTACCTATCACTAGAGGAAAACTTTTTTCTGATTGACGAAAAATCAGATGCTTTTTTCTTTAAAGGTTTCTTTGGCATAATTTAATTAAAATGGTAATTCATCACCATCATCCAACTTAGAAACTTCAACATCATTATCTTTAGAGGTAAAATCTTTTTCGAAAGATGTAGTAGTCTCTGTTCTCATCATGTTAATTTCTTCTGTTAGAGAAGCAGTTTCTTTCTCTTCTTTATCTTCTTCCGCAACATATTTCTTTTGTTCTGAATCCCAAACTGGTGTTTTGTTTGTTGCGACAATCTCTAAATATTCTTTTGATTTTTTAGCGTAAACATCTTT